CTACGCTGATCGCCTTCTCACCGAACAACGCGGCGTCACCGCCCTTCTCCACTACGGTGACGCTCGACAATGTCAGCTATCAACTCATAGTGACATGGAATATTGCTGGCCAGCGCTGGTTTGCTGCATTGGTGGACCAATCCGGTACGGCGATATGGTCGGGCGCATTGGTGGGCTCTCCGCTCGGCTACGACATTCTGTTGGCACCGGGACTATTCACGTCGAGCACTTTGCTTTATCGGGCGGATACCGGTAATTTTGAGGTTAGTTCGTGAGCAGATACTATTCCCTGGCGATCACTCCGACTGGCAGCACGACGCCCTTTCGCACATATGCGTCTCATCCGAACAATATCTTCGACCCCGCGGCGTTGAACATCGAGTATGACGCGCTGATAGGTCCGTATGGAATTCCGAGCGGTGCGTCAACTGTTACGGTGTATGGCATCCCGCTTCAGGATCTGACGCAGGCTCAGCAATTCGCGGGTATGACGCTGGAGCTAAAAGCGGGCATGCGCGCCGGCCTACCGCTGGTCAATCCGTCACAGGCTGGCACGATCCTCAAGGGAACGATATATCAGTCGTTCGGCAACTGGGAGGGCGTAGACCAAACGCTCGACTTCGTGGTAATTCCGGGTATCTACACAGTCGACAATCCAGGCAACATCCTGCTCGACTGGAGCGCCGGCATGTCTCTCGCGGACGCACTGAAGCAGACGTTTTCCGTAGCGTACCCTGGGTTTCCGGTGTCGATGAACATCGGCGGTGATTTCGCGCAAAGCCACGACGAGCCACATATTTGTGGGACGTTGGATCAACTGGCTCAGGTCGTCGGCGATATCACCGAAGGCGTGTTTGACAATCGCGTGACGATCGGAATTCAGGCTGGCGAAATTGTTGTCTACGACAGCACTTATAAGCCGGGTGCAGTCCAATTGAATTTCAATGATTTCGTCGGCCAGCCGACGTGGATTGGCGTGAACACGATTCAGACGAAGATGGTCGCGCGCGCCGATCTTCGGATGGGCGGTATCGTGAAGATGCCGGAGGGACTGCAAAACGCGCCCGGCTATATCAAGACGACTGCGGCGTCCTATCCATCAAGTATCAAGTATCAAGCGACGTTCCAGAACAATTTCATCGTCCAGGAATTGCGTCAGATCGGAAACTTCCGGTCAGCGGACGCGGCGCAATGGTCAACGATAGCGAACTGCATCGTCCTTCCGAGCTAAACGATGTCAGAAAATTACGCGAAACTTTGGGTTCAGCGAAGCGCCAACCAGACCGCGATTAACCGCGCCCAACAGGCTATCGAGAATCTCGGTCGTGCGTTGCCTTGCCGGGTTGTTAAGGTCACTGGTTCGATTGTCACCGTGGCCTTCGAGGTCAATGCTTCCCCGTACACTCTGCCGAACATCACCATCCCAAAGGCCGAGAGCCCGTGGATAAGGATGCCGACACAGGTTGGCGACAAGGGCGTCACGATGCCCGCGGACGCTTATCTTGGGGGTGTTTCGGGGTTGGGAGGTGGCGTTGCAACGCTGACGCGTCCGGGCAATCTAAGTGCTCTAGTTTTTGTCCCGATCAGCAACTCAGGTTCCGGTCCCGATGACCCGAACGCTGCGCAGATTGAAGGCCCGAACGGAGCAATCGTCCGTACTTCCGATGGGGTATCTTCGGCAGTTGTCAACGAAACGGGCGTCACCCTGACATTTGGAACCACGTCACTGGTCGTCAATGCGGCTGGAATTACGATGACCTACGGTACGCAGACCATCGTTCTTAACGGGTCTGGCCTGCAGATCAACGGCGAGAGCTACGAGAACCACACGCACGGCTATTTCCCGGGAACTGGAGCCAAGGTTCAAACCGATCCGCCGATCAACTAGCGGCGCGTGTAGGAACCCTTCAGCCCATCGTACCGGTCCTGCCACACGCTGAATTTGTGCATGTAATCGACAGTGCCGTTGCTCCAATGCACCGTGATATAGCAGTCGATGCGATACAGGCCCGGGTAATACTCATAGGCCGGTGTCCCGGCTGCCGTTTCTATCGACTTGATCCGGGCGGCATTCGGTCCGAGCTCCAGTAAATATGGGATGTTCGCCATCTCCATGTCATGCGCGAGCGGTGCCTGACAGTTTTGCGGTATGCCGGCCAGGTCTGCTGCATTGGCTCCGGATGAAATCATAGCGAGCAGCATCATTAGTTTTCGCATTATTCGCTTTCCTTTTTAAGTACCCCGAAGTCGTCGGGATTGAACCGCGGACATACGTCGCAGTGTCGCGCTACGCCTTCCGCCTGAATCTGGTTGGGTATGGACGCAGGATGCCCGCGCTGAGGTCGAAACCATTGCAGCATATGCCTGCAAGGGAAGACAAACGCCCCCTCCTCTGACGCAGCCTCGTAGTGCCTGAAATATGGCGCCACGTGGTCGAACGTCCGGCACGGTGCCAACGGATTGAATGGGTCATCGACCATCCTGAAACAGTGCGCCCGGTAGTCTCGAGCAGCGCAAGAGTCGGCAAAGCACTTGAGCACCGCTTCAAGTTCGAATGCAGGCTCCATTTCTCCGATGACCATGCGCCCCTGCGCATAGAAGTGAGTACCTCGCCAGCCCCGCACGTAATGGATCAGATCCATAGCCTGAGTGGCGCCGTCAAACGTCGCAGAAAATCCCGCCACATGAATCTTAAGAGTCTCCAGGTCTCGCTCTGCGAATAGCGGAGCGCGCCTGGCCACTTCCATGGCCCATGGTAGCGCCTCGGATCGACTTCGCAGGAATAGAACGAGGACCAGATAGTCGCGGGACATTTTTTGCAGGTTGTCGTGCGCGAAGAAGCTCGGCGGGTAGGTCACTTGATTTTCTTTTTTAGCAACGCCTCGATCACGCTGATTCTGTTCAGGATTTGACGCGAATGGTCTGCGTCACCGCTAAACGATTGTCGAACGCGCTCAATGATTTCGGCGTTGATTGATTTGCTGGATTCCTCAGACGCAATTTGAAGCTGGGCATGCAGTTCTTTGGGGATGCGCAAGGTAATTCTGGTGTAGCGGTCATCTTCCGTCATTCAGTGTCACCGTTTTCGTGTCAATAATTGACACTATACTCGTGTCGCCCCATACTAGTTAGACACCAAAACAGTGTCTACATGAAATCGTGGAAAACAAGATTTGCACCAGGTGCGGCCAACTGAAGCCGTTATCGATGTTCACTCGTCGGAAAGATAGGCCGTGCGGCTATGTGGCACGCTGCAAGCAGTGTGCATCGAAAGAGAGTCGGGCGTGGGCCGTCGAAAATCGAACAAAAGAGCAATTAGCGGGGCAACGCAAGGCGCACCGGCAGAAACGCCCAGATCTTGTCAGGACTGCTGTAGAGAGATATCTCGGTAGCCACCCCGACTATCGAAAGACTAGCGCTGCTCGGATCGCGGCATGGCGCAAAGAAAACCCAGGTCTCGCTAAGCGAGCTACGTACAACTGGTTGACGAAGCATGAGGAGGCCCAGCGGTACTACACGCAAAATTATCGGGCAAAGAAGAGGAGCAACGGCGGCCAACTAAGCCGGGGGCTCGAGAATGTCCTCATGCTCGAACAGGGTTGCCGGTGCCCTTATTGCTATTCTGATCTGAAGTTAAGCGGGTATGACCTAGACCACTACATCCCAGTAGATCTTGGTGGTCCAAACGAGGATTGGAATATCCAGCTTGCGTGCCCGCCATGCAACAAAAAGAAGTCAAACAAACATCCCCTAGAGTTCATAGGCCTTGAGGTACAGGATGCGCACTTATGGAAGAGTTACCAACGCGGACGGTTCAAAGACGTGGGTGACGGTCGAGACTGACAGCAACGGCTACTCTGACAATTGCTATTTAACCACTCTCGCGCAATGCCTCAAGCTGAATCTTGGCGAGAGTCCGATCTACGCGAACTACGGCATTCCTCAGTACCAGACGATCGTCACGCAGGTTCTGCCCGACTACTACGTTATGCAGACGCAGACGCAGTTTTCCCAGTACTTCGCATCGCTCACCATCAGTCGCGTGCAGGGTTCTTTCCCGCCCGTCTACAACGTGAACGCCGTGTGCCATAGCGGCGCCATCATCAATTCCACCATCGCGACATGACCACATCTTCCACGTCTATCCCAGTGGTGATGACCACGTCCGGCCCGCAACCAACTCCGGTTGCAACGTTGTATGACAATCTGATCACGTATGTAGCGAACACGGTTCCGGGATATACGGCCAACCTTCCGGGTTCTCTGATCGACGACGTCGCCGGCACGGATACCGGTGCCCTTGTAGCTATTGATCAAGCGCGGGTCGACGCAATAAATAGTGTTACCCCCTACGGAGCGAACGCTTTCATTCTGGCGCAGCTCGGCGCGCAGTTCGGGATTCCTCAAGGCATAGGCGCGAACGGAAGCGTTTTCGTGCAATTCTCCGGTCCTGCAGGATACGTTTTTCCGAGAGGCTTCGTCGTTGGTGACGGCACTAACCAGTATGCGCTTCAGGACGGCGGTGTCATAGAAACGGGCGGTACTAGCCCGCAACTGTATGCCGTCGCCACGACGAGCGGAACGTTCGCCATCCCGGCTGACACCGTCAATCAGCTCGTGACGTCGGTTCCTAGCGCCTACGCCGTCACCGTCACCAATCCCGAGGCAGGCACGTCAGCAACGTCGGCGGAGAGCGCGCAAGATTACCGCGCTCGGGTCCTGCAAGCTGGCATCGTGGCCTCTACTGGAACGCCTGCATATGTAAAGACCCTGCTTGAAAAGGTTACTGGCGTTCAGGCTCGCCTAGTCTCGATCAATCAACTATCTGGCGGATGGCAAATCGTCTGCGGCGGCGGGGATGCTTTTTCGGTTGCTGCGGCAATCCTGCAAAGCGTTCCGGATATCGCCGTTCTTCAGGGATCACAGCTCGCCGTCACAGCCATGACGGCCGCAAATCCGGTTGTTATCACGACGAATTTGACTCATGGCTATCAGGTCGGGCAGACGGTCACGGTCACAGGCGCTACCCCCGGTGCGTACAACCTGACATACACGGTCGCATCGGTCACGGCAACGACGATCACGACGACGACCAATGGGTCAGGATTCGGCGCGTACAGTAGCGGAGCAAAGCTGGCGCCCAACCCACGGAACATCTCCGTTTCCTTGTTCCAGAATCCTGACACGTACTCGGTCACGTTCGTCAATCCGCCGCAGCAGATAGTAACAGTCGCTGTCACATGGAATACAACATTACCGAGTTTTACGGCCGGCACATCGGTCGCGCAGCTTGCAGCCCCCGCGATACAGTCGTACATCAACAGCATTTATGTGGGCCAGCCAATTAACATCCTCGAGATGCAGTCCGCGTTTCAAAACGCGGTCTCGTCAGTTATTGCGCCGCAGAACGTGACGACGCTTGAGTTCGTGGTGACGATTAACGGAGTGACTGCAAGTCCAGCGGCAGGCACAAGCATAGTCCCGAGCGATCCCGAATCGTATTTCTCGACTTCTTCGGCCGGCGTCACTATCACCCAGGGTTAAGCATGCAGATCGAATCGTTCTCGACTCTGCCTCTTCAGCAGACAATCCCGAGCTACCTCTACAAAGAGTATTCCGACGATGAGAACCTGCAAGCCTTCGTCGATTCGTATAACTCGCTAACGCAAGGGTATCTCGATTGGTTCAGCAACACCCCTCTCGGTCTTTATACGTCTCCCGGAGTATCTGGACCTCTGCTTGACTGGATTGGGCTCGGAGTCTACAACATTCCGAGGCCGGTTTTATCAAACCAGACAAGTTTTAATCAGGCTGGATACAATTCCGCTCCATACAACGATTACCCGTTCCCTTACGACGGCCTTGCCCGATCGTCGTCTGGGGCATCATCTCTTGCATCCGACGACATTTATAAGCGGATGATGACCTGGAATCTGTACCGCGGCGACGGACAGATGTTCACGATAGGGTGGCTCAAGAATCGTGTTAATCGCTTCATCAATGGGGCGGGCGGATTGGATGCGCAAGTCTTAAACAATCCGCCTTCGATTTCTGTATCGGGCAATACATTCACGATCACTTCGTTTGAAGATTCAGTGTTCACTGCCCTTCAGGAGCTGCTGACGGGAAGACTCGTATCTGTTCCTTTTCAGTACAACTTTGAATTTGTCAACGTCAATTTCCTGAATGACGGCGGTGTCTTATGGATGACCGCTCCGCTCAATTACCCAACAAGTCCGACTGGACTGACCCCCGGTGCAGTTTGGTACAACGGTGGAACGGTTAGCGTCATTCCTGGGGGCTCAGGCTCAGGATCGCCCGTCTTCTTCGGGAGCATCACAGCCGCAACCCTTCTCTCCATCGGAGGCGGAGGGCTTCCCACATCAAATCCGCACAACCTAAACCAGCTCTGGAATAACGGCGGCCTAGTAAGCATCTCTGCGGGGTAAAAAATTGCCTACCTTTATTTTCGCCAACAACGTCAACACGACGTTGGCGGGGAATGTCTCGACCTCAGCAACCACAATCACCCTGGCCAGCACGGCAAATCTACCCACAACCATTCCTGCTGGTTCAATGCTGGTTGTTACACTCAATGATGCCGCCACCAGGCAGAACTATGAGATTGTTTATGCGACGGCTATCACGATCTCGGGATCGAATGCAACTCTGACAGTAAACCGCGCTCAAGAAGGAACTGCGGCGCTCGCATGGCTGACGGGAGACTATGCGTTTAGCCCGCCGACTGCCGGCCAAATGGCGTCGATGCTTCAGACTTTCCAAGCGAATGGCAGATTTCTGGCTCTGCAGGTTTTCGGTACTCCCGGCTCCGCCACTTACACGAAGACTGCTGGCGCTACAAAAGCGCTGGTCCGGATGTGCGCTGCGGGCGGAGCCGGAGGCGGCGCACCAGCATCCAGTGCGGGCCAAGTCGGTTACGGCAGCGGTGGCCATTCGGGTTCCGCAATCGAGTTTGTTATCGACTTGACGGGGATTTCCACTGTTCCTCTAACCATCGGCGCTGGTGGTATCCCCGGTGCGGCGGGCCAGCCGGGCGGATCGGGCGGCCCGACTGTATTCGGCGGCTATGCCACTGCCGGTGGAGGTCCGGGAGGGCAAGTATTCGGACCCACCGCTACCGCCTCAGTAAATGGCACAACCTTCGCATTGCCCACCTCTTCGACAACGCAGCAATTGATTTCTTCTCAGATCGGAAACGCTGGGTTCCCCGGAATGTCGTTCCCCTCTGGGGCCGCCATTCTATCGGGTAGCGGCGGCCTTTCACCGATCTTTTCTGGCTCCACATCCAATGGAGTGAACGGCCAGCAGCCGGGCAACCCAGCAACTCAGCCTGGTCAGGGCGGATCAGGCGGAGCAAGCGTAGCAGGTGCCGCAGTTGCGGGCGGCGAAGGCGGTGGTGGGTATATCGCCATCTATGAATTTGGAACGGCATCGACAGTGTCGTAGAGACCATGGAAATACACGGCCTTCCTCAACCGCTGACCGGCAACGAACTGGTAACAATTCATCAGTTGCAGAACGGCAATCTTGCGAAATGCACGATGCCGATTTCCATGCTCGCCGCAATTATCAACTCCGCAGTGTGGGCGAACAATCTGCCAACGGTCGAGCCTACTACACCTGGTGTCGTCTGGAATAACGGCGGCGTAGTTTCCATTTCGTAAAAGACAAATGAAGAAAATCTTTTTTGCGGCGCTCTTCGTGCCGATGATAGCGTTCGCCCAGAGTTTCCCGTCTCCGACATTCAATAGCCTCACGCTTCAGAATCCATTGTCGGCTGCTAATGGCGGGACGGGGTCCACCTCCTCGACCGGAACTGGATCTGCTGTACTGTCGAATTCGCCAGTGCTCATTACGCCCAACCTGGGTACGCCGTCGTCAGTAACATTGACGAACGGCACTGGGCTTCCGATCGCAACTGGCGTTGCTGGCCTCGGGACCGGTGTGGCTGCGGGGTTGGCAAACGCAGTCACTGGCTCCGGTGCGCCCGTTCTCGGCACGTCTCCGACGATCGCAAGTCCGTCTATCAGCGGCGGCTCGATCAATAACGCCTCGGTTGGCGCAACGACTGCTTCCACTGGCGCGTTCACGGCTCTATCTGCTTCCGGCACGGTGAGTGGTACGGGATTCTCAAGCTATCTTGCGTCTCCTCCGGCGATCGGCGGGACGACCCCGGCTGCCGCATCGTTCACCGGAATGAATGCCGCCTATCAGGCTACGTACGCGCCGGGCACGCGGGCACCCCTCTTCATCTGGCAGAATCCGAATGGAAGCACGGCGGCAGGGCATAACTCTGGCCAGCAAATCTGGATCGGGAACAATCCCACCGCCACGCCAGCAGCGAACGATACCGTAGCCTCGACGATGGCGGTGACGAACGGGAACAACCGTTTCAACCTGTGGGCGCAGAATCTCTTAGTGGGGCTGTGCGGCAGCGCAGAAGGTTGCTCTACTAGCGATTACGTCAATGGCCCGGTTACAGGGCAGGAAATTGATGTATATGGCTCGGCATCATGGACCCCAACCAACAGGGCATTCAATGCCACGGTGGGTACTTACCCAATCGAGGGTCAGCAGGTCTATTGCCAAGGCCCACAATACTGTACGGCGGCCTACTCCGCATGGTCGACGGCCAGCAACGGATCAAATTGGTGGAAGGAAGGCATTGCCCTAAACCGAATCGCCGATATCGGGCTGCATTTCGTCGTCACACCTGGAGACACTGGCACTTCTTTTGGAACGGCCTCTGTCCAAGACGATAGCAATAGCGCGAACGTAATTCAGGTTGGATCGGGCTCACATACCAACTATTTCAATGCGCCGAACTTCGTTCTGAACTCCAGCGGCAATGCGATCTTTGGTGCGGCACCCGAAGTTCTCGGGGCGAACCATTATGCTGTGATTGGGGGTTCCGGCGCCGGGACTTCGGCAATTGAGTTGAATTCGAACGGCGGCTTGGGACTCTATTGCGCGACCGACGGGTCTACATACGGTGAATGCATGACGCACAATAGTGCGTCGCTCTTATTGGGATCGAACAATGCCGCTCAACTGACTCTTACGACGACCGGCGTGACCGCTTCGCAGCCCATTACCCCAAGTGCTGGTATCGTCGGAGTGACTACAAACAGCAACGCAAGTGCCGGCAATGTCGGAGAATATGTCTCTGCTACAGGAACTGCCGTTAGCATGACAAACGCCACGCCTGTCAATATTACTAGCATTTCATTGACTGCGGGTGACTGGGATGTGTCTGGAGGGATTCAATGGAATCCGGCCGGGACGACTACGATTTCTATTCTTCGTGCCAGCACCAGCGCAACGTCAGCCACAAACGGAACGTTCGACGCTACCGTTCTTCTTGCGCCTGCGAACGGTTTTTTCACTGGACAAGTCGAAATAACCCCGATACCCACGACGCGTTACTCGCTTGCATCGGCAACAACGATTTACCTTGTCGGCACTCCGACCTTCGGGACAAGTACAATGACCGCATCCGGAGTCATCCGGGCCAGACGCGTACGATGAAGGAGACTAGACTCTCGAAAAGGGGCTAAAATCTCCTGATAAATCAGGATGAAACATGATTCGGCCCCTTACTTCCTTGCGGTTCTTCGCCGCCGCCAGCGTGGTCATCTACCACATCGGATTTCCGTCTGTGGTTGGCGAGCTTGGCATCACCTTCTTCTTCGTGCTGTCAGGATTCATTATTTCGAATCAGTACGAGAACCGGTTATCGACAGCATCCGCGATCGGTCATTTTTACGCATCTCGTGCTGCGCGCATATTCCCCATGCATTTGGCATGCATGGCCCTCTCCGTGCCGATCATGCTCTATGAGGGGCTGAGCTATTCGCCTCTACACACTGTTGCCACCGCTCTACTTCTTAACTCGTGGTTTCCTGGGGATTCGTTCACTTACAACTATGTGGCTTGGACACTATCAGTAGAGCTATTCTTCTACCTGCTCACGCCCGCAATTCTTGCCGCACTTCGATGCACAGGGATTAGCCGAAGCGCAACTTCGTGTTTCGCGCTGTCATTCGTTTCTGGGGCCATTCTCTGGACCTTAAAGGCGCGCCTTTATCCGCTGATGCACAACGATATTCACAGCACATGGTGGTGGGTGCTATTCGTCTCGCCGTATTTCTACATCTTCTCGTATTTGGCTGGCATCGGGGCTGGGCTTGGATTCTCGCGAGTTAAGAAAATTGACCTATCGTTCTCCGCGTGGACCTCGCTAGAGATTGCAGTTCTCACGCTCTCCGCACTCGGTCTGATGTTGTTACGGCATGAACAAATGAAGCGCGAACCGATGGTTTGGGCATTCGCCGCCATCATCTTCGTGTTCGCGTTCTCAGGCGGGGCAATCTCTCGCGCGTTGTCAGTCAGGCCAATGGTACTGTTGGGCGAGATCAGTTTTTCGCTCTACATGTTGCATCAGCTTCTAATGCGCGCCGTTGATGATCATATCGTGTGGATAACCTATCCATCTGCGCAGTGGTACGAGCAAATTGCTTTTGTGGCAATCCTGATCGTCGCTTCGTGGATAGGATTCAGGTTTATTGAAGATCCAACTCGACTGGCCATTCGCGCAATTCTAGGAAAGGGGACATCGTCTGGCGTGAACATGAGGCTCACGCCAGACTGATATTTTTCATCTATAGGCTAAATCATTAACGAGCGGCGCGAGCACTGCAGCCTGCCGCTGAGCCTTTATTGCGTAAATCGCGTTATCGGGAAAAATACCCGCCGTGTAGTGCGAGCACAGGTTCGGGACTGATTGCAGATACTCGTACTGCCTCACGATCGGAACGTTGTACTGTTGGGCGACACTATCCATCACCGAGACGTAGTTCTCAAGGTGTGGTCGACTGTCATCGCAAACTGGCCCGGGCTCTTCAAGAACCGCGACCTTTCCCGCTGCCCTCACGGATTGCACGAACGCTATCAGCGCATCCGCGTACGGTCCGAGCGATTGCGCCAGGTCGTCGTTGACCGCATGCGCGTCCAGCACGATCTGCGCTTTCGACGACAGGACGCGCTGCGCAAACGGAGGGCCGCCACCATCGACGCCATTCATCATGTTCAGCAACGTGCTTGCCGTTCCGCCCTCGGCCCGGTTGTCGACCGTGACTGTGCTGCCGAACTGCGCTTCCAGGATTGACTGCGTATTGGCAGGCTCGCTCTGTGCGTTGAATGCGTAGAACGGTGGCAATGCACCATACATCGCATCGTCGCCGTGAATCTCGATTAGGACGGGCTTAGGCGTCGGCGGCGAGACAACCGGGGGAGCGGACGCCGCAACAGGAGCCGATGCAACTGGTTCAGATGCTGGTGCGGGGTCGTTCGCGGGTGCCGATGTCGCTACTGGCGCTGACGCCGATGTCACTGACGCCGGCAGAACTACTGCAGGAATGACCGGCTTGGCAATTACCTGCTGATCCGGCTTCTCACTGCCGCCACATGCAGCAAGGCAAGCGGTCAGTCCTGCGACGAGTCCTCTTCTCCAGTGGTCTCCAATAGGTCCACCACGGCGCCGACTTTGCGCATTCGAGCCAAGACGCGCTCGATGTCTTCTGGAGGCAGCACTAGACGCGCCATCGCGAAGAAGAGCATGTGCATGCCCATATCCCGCTTGTTGCTCTTGTCCGTCGACAGATAACGGCGCCACTGGCGTCCGCTGGCAAGCCCGAACAATGCGGCCATCTCGCCGCTGCTCTTGCCCAGTTCGTCCTTCAACCTCTCCAGGTCTTCTGGGATGGGCGGCTCGTAATTCATTGACGGTTCCAGTTGCGCACGAACGCGCACGAAGAGAGTTCTTCATTTGATGTCGTTCCTTTCGGAGTGGCGAACCACACGAAGTGCGCGGCTCAGTGAAACGAATCATAAGTACCCAATGGGTCGCTTGTCAACGATTTTCTGAGGAAAAGTGTTACGTCATAAAGCAAGCACAATTGGTTGTTAAATGCTTGCTTTGTCCGGCGACTGCAGTTACGATGCAAGCACAAACCACAACCGGAGTGCTTGCATGGAAAATAAGAAGAAACCCGTCGCATCCAAGAAGGCTACTGGCCGCGCGAAAGGTGGCATCGCTACTGCCGCGGCACTAGGCGATGAAGGGAGAAAAGAGAGGGCGAGAAAAGGAGCTCTTGCTCGTTGGGGCGATAAACCTCCTAGGGCGACGCACAAGGGGAACTTCAAAGAACAATTCGGACTTGATGTCGAATGCTATGTTCTAGACGACGAGCAAAAGACGGCTGTTATTAGCCAGACCGGCATGGGTGTCGCCCTAGGTCTTTCCTCGCGAGCGAATGCTTTCCCCCGCTTTTTGGCTAGCCGCGCCATGGAGAATTACCTGAGCGCGGACTTGCGCTCGAAAATCGAAAAAAACCTTAAGTTTCAATGGGCTGCCGTGAGCGCGGGGGTGCCTCCAGCGGACGTCAATGGATACGACGTTGCTCTGTTGATGGACATCTGCAATGCAGTTTTGGCTGCGGATTCGGACGGCGCACTTGCCAAGAATCAGGCTCACATAGCCACGAACGCGCGAATTCTGCTAAATGCGTCTTCGAAGGCCGGCATTAAGGGGCTCGTTTATGCCTTGGCCGGCTATCGACCAGAAGTCGAAGAGGTTATATCTGCCTTCAAAGCGTTTGTGCAGGAAGAGGCGAAGAAGTACGAGCAAGAGTTTCCGAACGAACTTTACATGCAATGGCACCGCCTCTATCAGATCCCGGTGCCCGTTCGCGGCAAGCCTTGGCAAATGCGCCACCTGACGGTAAAGCATATCTATTACCCACTAGCCAAGAGCAATGGGAAGATATTTGATCTGATCCGCGCCATGAAGTCTCAGGACGGAGACCGGCAAAAGAAACTGTTCCAGTTTCTCAACGATGTTGGCACGAGAGCTCTCCGTATGCACATGGGCCGCGTTCTAGAAATGGCAGAATCATCGGCGACTGAAAAAGAATACGAAGCCAAAATTGCCGACCGCTTCGGCGGCCAACAAGAGTTGGACCTCTAGGCATCAAAACGAAGCCGCCCACCGAGGCGGCTTTTTTACGACCACAACACGACCAACAGCCACCTTCGGGTGGCTTTTTCTTTTGTATCGGGGCTTCCCATGACCATCGGCGAACAGGCCGCAGAACTTGCCCGCAGCGACATCGTTGCGAGCGCCGTCAAATCACTTCCCCCGGTATCTGTAGCGAGCGCGACATTGCTCGGCTATCCGATGGCTGATTGGGTAATGGCTCTGACGATCATCTACACGATTTTGCAGATATTCGCCCTGGTGAGAGACAAGTTCTGGCCGCATCGCAGGAAGCATCAAAAGGAGTGAGCCGTGAATCTCGTTTTGCTCGAGGCCGAGCTGCGCCGCGATGAGGGCGTGCGTTACTGGCCGTACAAAGACTCGAAAGGCATTCAGACCACTGGCGTTGGCAGGAACTTGCAAGCCAAGCCATTGCCGGCGAACTGGGCCTACCCGCTCACGCCCGCTCAGGTCACGCAACTGCTTCAGCAAGACATCGCCGATACCTTCGCCAATCTTGACCGCAACCTTGCATGGTGGCGCCAGCTTGATGAAGTGCGCCAGCGCGTCGTTGCAAACATGTGCTTCAACCTTGGCATCGGCAAGTTGCTCGGCTTCAAAAATACGCTTGCAGCTATGCAGCGCGGCTCCTACGCAGTGGCCGCGGCTGGCATGAAGGCCAGCGATTGGTACGGGCAGGTGGGCGCTCGAGCGGTACGTCTGTGCGCCGCAATGGAGACCGGCGTCATGCCTTCCTGATATCCGCCAGCCGAATATTTGCCATTTATCCGTCTCGCGAATAAACGACCGTTACAGGTCTACGACTGTATTCCAACATTAGGATTCTCATGGCAGTCACGACTACCTCTGGCGTAGCGCAATGGTCGTTCACCCTCAAGCAGGGAGCCGATTGGTCTGCTTCCATGACTTGGACGGACGATAACGGCGCTCCGATCAACCTGACCGGATACTCGATGAAGCTCACCATCCGGGCTTTCATCAATAGTACCGTCGCCCTGCTTACCCTTTCGAGCGCCAATACAACGGGCAGTCACATTGTGCTCGGCGGCACTTCCGGGACTATCGCCCTCATCTTTGCGCACGCCGACACTGCGACGCTTACGCCAGTGGGTCTGGCTCTACCGGGCTCGCTTCTCACTGGGGCGCGCGTCTATGCCCTTGGCGTCTACGATCTGCAATTCACCGATCCGACCGGCCAAGTTGGCTATCTGCTGGAAGGCTCGGTTTCTCTCGATCCGCAGGTGACGGTATGAGCGCGCTAAGTATCACGGTCAACGGACAAGCGTCCGTCATCCAACTCGGCACGCTCAGCGCCGCAGCCCAGTCGCAATTAGCCGCGATTCAGACGACCGTCAATACCATCGCACAATCGTCTCTCTTGCAGTGGGCATATGCGAGCGCGTTCCAGCTTGTCTCTGCTACCCGCGATGCCAACGAGGCAATCGTGGCCGCCTCGATCATGTGGCCGGACGGCGCGACAGGAACGTTCACGACTGACATAGCCTCCACCGCATTCCCGGGTGCTATCGATGCGTGGCATGCGACACATGTCCTGAGTGGTGTCACCAAAACCGTGACGCAAACGGCTGTGACTCGGGATGCGAACGGCGCAGTCATCGCACAACCTGCAATCACAATCGCATAAGGCCAAACAATGGGAGTTCTTGACGCTCCGTTTGTGCAAACCTCGCACATGTCACGGCGACATGCATTTTCGTCTGGCGTCGAGGCCATCTCACAGACAAACAATGCATCGGGGTTGACCTTCCGCGCCGCGCACGCCTTCAAAAGCAAGCCGACGATGGTGCGGATACTGTTCTATAACAACCTGGCCACGCCAGTAACGTTCACCAAGGTTGGGGCAGCTACCATGCGGCAGGTATCGGCGAGTCTGTCGCCGGCCAGCTCGGTAGAGTGGACTCAGGGCGCGGCTGTCACTGTGCCCGCCGCTCAGCCCGGCACCAACAATCCGAGCGCGAACTACAGCGCATGGATGTCCGTATTTCCGCAGGAGTCGCTAGACGATCCCGGCACATTCCTCGTAACCGTATTCGCCTATCTCGACCCTTCGTTCACGACATACACAGCCAATAGCTACGATGTCAGTTGGATGGAGTCGCAGACGAAAGCAGGCGGCGGCTGGTGGGCGCAGCGCAATCAGGCAGGCGATCAGGCGACGAATCCCGGAACGTTTAGCTCGACCACGGTTCAGGTGCGCGGGCCGATCGCGGGCATTGAAGCCCTATGTGAGAACGGCTCGGTCGTCGTAATGGACTGCGGCGATTCAATCACTGCGGGCGCAGGCCAGACGAACCTTGGCCAGACGGACATTTACCGAGCGTGTGTAGCAATCAATCAATTGGGTGGCAAGCCGGTCAGTCATATCCGCTGCGGTTGGGGTGGACAGAATTCAGCGATGTACGGTGCACGTGCTCTCTACATGCTGCCAATCATCAAGCCTGACGTCTTGGTCTTTACGGCAGGGACTCCAAATGACGGAACTCCATCGCTCGTTGGGCAAGTGGGCAACCGCAGCGTCATCCAGCAGGTAGTCGACCTGGCGAAAAGTCAGGGCACACGGGTGATTCTTCGGGGATGGGCTCCTCACTCGGTGGTTGCAGACAACTGGCCTCAAGGCACATTGACGACGACGCCGACTTATCCGGTTGCGACTGTCAGTGGCGACGTGTATCGCACCGATCAGAACGCGCGCTGCGCAGCCATGGATGGGCAAGGAAATGTGTTCTATACGGCGGGAATTTCGGTGCTTGGGAATGGCGCAGTGCCGGAGCGCTATCAGCCTCAGTACACGACCGATCTGAACCATCCGAACGATGCCGGTTACGCATTCGCGGCGATCAATATGCAGGCCGCAATCCAGCGCGTCATGACGAAGTTCAAATAACCATCCAATCTCATAACAAGCCGCCCGCGAGGCGGTTTTTTTATGCCTATGCCCATCATCAAACATCTCGTCGATGCTGCGAAAGGCAAGCATCCGGTCACTGCTGCGCGCTCGCCGCATTGGTCGACCGTCCGTAAAAAGCATCTCGAGAAGTTTCCGACGTGCGCTGTGTGCGGCGGCAACGTCAAGCTCCAGGTACATCACCGCCATCCTTTTCACCTTCATCCCGAGCTGGAGCTGGAGGAAAGCAACCTCATCACGCTTTGTGAGGCACCCGGACGCAACTGCCACCTGATATTCGGTCACCTGTTTAATTTCCGCAGTTTCAATCCTGACGTTGGCGTTGATGCGGCAGCATGGAGCGACAAGATTTCTCACCGGCCGATGGCCGACAAGGAGCAAGTATGAACCTCCCGACTTTTTCAGCAAATTCTCAAAAACTACTGGTAGGCGCCGTGCTGTTCGGTGCTTGGGGCTACTTGGTCTACGTTGGCAAATCCGACGCCAGTTCGTTTGTCGATTACATCAAGGATGGCTTGATCGGCCTTGGCCTGTATCACACGCTGCGCCCCTCTAGCGCGCCAACGCCGCCCGCGCAATGAAAGCCCTAGCCCTCGCGCTGGCTTTCTCGCTGAGCGGCTGTGCATCGATCTGGTATGCCGGCGAGTCCGACTACCGCGTCACCCTGACTGACGGCGTGGAAATCACCATTCATAGCGGCAAGGAAGCGCAGTCCGTCAATGCGATGTTTGCCCAGACGCCGAGCGGCTACGTCATCACCCTGCAAGAGACTGGCGTGACTGCGTTCAAGGGCCAAGCCCAAGCTAGCGCCGTCGCCTCGGATGTCGCAGGCGCAATTTCAAATACGGCTATCTCGGCCGCCCAAATCCTCAAATAGGAAATCACCATGCGTAAATTTATGCTGCTCGCGGCAGGCCTCGTCGCGCTCGTTTCCGGCTGCGCCACCACTGGCGCTCAAACTCCGGCTGAAGTGCTGGCCAACGTTCACCTTCAAGTAGCGAAGGCCTGCACGGTCGCCAAGCCGACGCTGCTATCACTTCAGGCGATGTCCGCGCAGATGACCGCCGATCAGGTGGCCGACCTCGCCAAGGCATCTTCCATCGTTACCGAAGTCTGCTCGGCATCCGTTCCGCCCATCGCTTCGGTGCAAGACCTCGTGAACGTCGCCGTGCCGGCTGCAATCAAGATCATCGCTGCGTCGCCGCTAAAGGATGCGGACAAGACGACGGCTGAGATTGCGCTTACGGCGGCTAGTGTCGCAGTGTCGGCTGCTCTCGCGCAGTACGCTCCGACCGTCGCTGTGCCAGCTTCGGGCGCGGTGGCGTCGTGACAGCTCATTCGCACTACGAAATAGATGTGATAAAATAGCGAGACCTGCTCGGTGCGTCAACACCTTGCAGGCCTCTAACCATCATCACTTCTCGGAGAAGTCATGGCAGCTAAAAAGCATTATACAGTAGGGCAGCGCTACAATTCCTTGGTGTTTCTGGAGGAAATTGAGCCAATTGGCGGGAAACGCCGAGCAAAATTTTTGTGTGATTGTGGTCGCGAACATATATCAGCGATTGGACATGTCACAGCAGGAAGGACCACATCGTGCAATTGCCGCAGGATTGGCAACCTAAAGTCTGGCACGCGAACAACCCACGGACAATCTGAGCACGGCAATAGAACGTATAAGTCTTGGTGTCACATGCGTGATCGGTGCCGAAACCCGAAAAGCAAGAGGTATTCAGACTACGGCGGTCGTGGGATAACGGTATGCGATCGCTGGGAGTCGTTCGAGAACTTTCTAGCCGACATGGGCGAGCGGCCTGATGGAATGACGCTTGACCGCTACCCCAATGTTAATGGCAACTATGAGCCCGGGAACTGCCGCTGGGCCACGACAAAACAGCAGGCAAACAACGTGCGGCGCAGCGTCATCCTATCGTTCAATGGCAGAAGCATGACTGCATCCGAGTGGGGTGAAGAAATAGGGCTGTGCCCGAAACTAATTCGTCAGCGTATAAAAAGCGGTTGGACTGCTGAGCAGGCTCTCACGATAAAGCCGGTAGTAGGGCAAAAGATAAAAATCGACTGACAAGATCATCTATAACTTTGCGAACCCCGCCTCGGCGGGGTTTTTTATTGCCTACGGAAACTTCATGAGCGCTTTTTTGACGGACCTCCAGGTGGAGAACGCTACTGATCTAGACGATGGCAAGTGGCGCTTAACCGCGCCGCTCGTCTATCAGTCGGACGTTGCAGGGATGACGTTCACGGTCCCCGCTGGTTTTATTAGCGACTATGCTTCAGTCCCGCGTGCACCGTTGGTCTACTGGCTGTGCGGCGACACAAGCACGATGGCATCCGTCGTCCACGATGCCATCTATACCTATCATTGGGTCGATCGTGCCACTGCTGATAAGGCGCTGCGCGAGGCATCGCTCGTTACCGGCGTTCCCGCGTGGCGTGCGGCGCTGATGTATTGGGGCGTCCGAATAGGCGGTGGCGGCAAGCATTGGAACGGTCCCGCAACAGCCTAACGGTTGTAAACAACTTTCACAGGCGTTAGACTGTCTTTGGAGCGTTCCGTAGCGGTAGACCGTTCCCGGTCAAGATCGGGGATATTGAGGCCGCACTCGGACAAGCGCTAGCCTGCGGGTCGCTCCACCCTTCACTGATTCGCCCGCACAGCATCGCGGACGTGGTTTGGCTTGGCTTCTTCGTCTGGCGCTCTGTTGTTGATGCACCATTGGTCGAGATATTCTCCCGTGGCTACGGCAGGGGTGAGCGCCGCCACAAGCGGCTCCCAAAGCCTGACCATCAGGCGAGTGCGGTAGTCCGCGTCTGGCTCGGCTCCTGCGCGAGGTAGATCAACGCCCCTCATCGCACCGATTGCGTCCAGTCCGTACCCGGATTCAACAAGCACCGTCTGGCGCGGGTCGATCAACGTCATTGGCAGCATTGACTCTCCTTCAGTGCTTTCTAAAAGAATGCAGAAGCACCCCTCTATCTTGCCATTGGCGACGATCAATCCCACTCTTCCTGATCTGCGGCATCCTGCAAACTTGCAGAGATAATCGCCCGATGCCTCGCTGAAAACTCAGGCCACGTCTTTCTTAGATCATCGGACGCGTAATTCTTCCATTCATGGACACGCCCCGCTGATTCCCAATCGGGCGTCTCGTGGTCTCTCGGTGGTTCGGACGCAAGTCCTTCGATTGCCTCAGCCATTATCCCTTCCTCCCGCGCCCATGAGCGCATCAATCAGCCCGCACTAGCGGCGCGTCAAATATCCCTCGCAATCCCGAAATAGTCTTCCGCGAAGCAAAACCACATCAGCCATTCCTTGACCTTGTTGCGCTGCGACTCGTGAAACTCAACCATGTCGACGCTTTGGGGCTCAGCGGTCGGTATTAACCTGACTTCGCAGTTTTGCAGACAGATAACCGGGCCACTCCTGTAGCCTGCGTTGATGACGTTCAGATGGTCGCCACGCTTCCAGCCTTTCGGTATCCAACCCGGCATGAATGACCCAAACGGATTCATCATCGTCGCTCCCCAAAGAATTCCGCCGCCCGTCGATCTTCCTCTGCCGTCGTCCCGAAGAATCGATCCACGGCAGCCGCGCTTTTGACCTCGACAACGAGCGTTCCCATTATCCGCGACATGCGGGAGTCTGGCCGCTTCGCGCGTCTCTTGATGTGACGGATTTTCATTGCTTCGCCGCAATCTCAGCGGCGGCACGGACGATCGCACGTCGCGACGATGCGCAATGATCGTCCAGCACCGGCTCGCACAACACCTTGCGCGTGTTGAATTTTTCGTCAAGCATCGGATACTCGGCGGTCACCATTGCGAATTGCTGACGCAGATTGATGTCTAACTTGACGGCCAAACGCATCGCGTCGCCGTCGTCGGCGAGCGGATTCCATCGTCGGCTGTTAACGACAATTGAGGTGTCGTCAAGAATTCGCAACTCCCCATATCCTGCCGCCTTCGCCGCCAGCTCTAACAATTTCCTGTCGTTCATCGTCTGTCCTTTGGTTGTTCTTCGTCATCTGCGCCTATGCAGCGCACAAAGTGAACGCAGCCCCGCTCTGGCTGCGCCTGAACCTGCTTGCGGTCGCCGTACATGCAGAGGATATGGGAGCCGTCGGCAATGTCTCCCGCCCAGAATTCGCATCCGCGGCAATGTCGGTCGGTGGTGGAGTCGGTGAAAAGGCCCATCGTTATACTTCACTGTGTCAGGCGCAAACCGCTGTTCATAACCATTGCGTAAGTCTTTGATTCCATTGGCGCGAGTTTGCAGGTTTCTGCACGTTTTCAACCTGTCAGTTTGAAGCCTAGATGATTGATTTTAAATCAGAAACGCGTCTCTGTGGCACATACCGTTGCAACAGGTTTCGCTGGCCCGCAACGCCCACTGGGCTTGGGCGCATTCAACGACTGATGAAAATTTGTTCAAAACCCCGCATGTTCCACACTACTCGATTTTGACTTTGATGGGCTCGAGCCCGCGCGAGTTCGCATAGAGGTCTGCAGTCTGGTCATTGCTGTGCCCTAACAATGCTTTGGTGTCCACACCACCTTGTTCAAGATACATGCGCTTGGCCAAGCTGCGAATCTCGTGGAACGTCGGCACGTTATTTCCAGTGATCCCGGCCAACTCCCGAGCGTCCGCGAACGCCTGCGATACGCTGCCGATCTTCACGGGTGAGCCGCGATGGGAGCGAACGTGCGTTAGCTGATGGTGGACAAGATATTTGCTCTCGATCCCGGTCGATGTGCAGCGCTTGATAACGTCGGCGAGAGACATGCCGATAGCATCCATGCGCAGCCTTAGCGGGATGGCGATGCGCACCTCGGTTTTTGACCGGCGCACGATTGCAGTCTCGCCGACGACCGCATCTTTCTCCCATCGAGCTATTGTCGATCGATCCTGACCGGATACCAAGGCTAGCAACATCGCATTCGGCAACCACTCTGCAACCTCTGGCGCCTTGTCGAGAATCGCCTTGAATGCATCGAGCGTCAGGCGCTTGCGCTGCACCTTGACCTTCATCTTTTCGGTGATCTCGGCGACGTTCCTATCCATCCATCCGAGTGCCATGCCTTTGGCGCAAATCTGAACCATGCGGCTGCGGATGGCTTGGGCCCATCGCAGCTTGCCGCGTTCCTTGATGGCCTCGATCACGTCTGATACGTTCTCCACCGTTAGCGCGCGACATTCGATGTCGCCCAGTTCCCTGCGGATCACGTCATCGTGGGACTTACGTGCGGAAACGGTGTTTGGCTTACCGTCCTTCGGCATTTTCTCGATGAGGTCTGCGACCGTCTTGCGCTCCTCGGTCAGGCGTTCTGCCAGCGTCTTCGTGACCTTTCCGCTCTCGACGATTGCATTTGCTTCCTGCGCCTCGTAGATGGCCTGCGCCAGAGGCATGCGGCCCAGAATATGCGTTTTTCCGTCGCGCGGGTCCCTCCATGTGTAATATTCCGGCCTCGGCTCGTGCAGATTGTCGGGCCAGTTAGCCCGCCTTCGGATTCGTGGTCGTGCAGCCATTATCGGGAGATTCGGTTAGCCAGGCGAGGGCGGATCGCGCCATCGTTGAATATCGCATTCTGCTCAACGTAATACGCGCGCCCTACCTTCGTCGGTGCCGGATATATCTTTCCCTGCTTGATCCACAGCCGAGCCGTTCGAACTGCCGGCGCGGGGCTGAATTGGCTTTCGAGCCAATCTCCAAGTCGTACCTTCATCTTTCCAGCCTCCTAAACCATTCCCGTTTCACGGTCACGCTTCACTCCCATGCCTCAGCATTTCGCGCGACTTCCCGCGCTGCAAGCGCTTCTCAGAAAGTGCGACTTTCGGGTCCCATCCGTATTGGTTGATCCGAGCGAGAACACGGGGGTACGGCTGACCATAAATTTCGCACCACTCGGCCAACGTCTTCGTCTCGCCGTCAATATTGACTAAATGGTTTGCGCGCGTATTGCGCCCCTGCTCTTTAGGCGTTGCCCATCGGCAATTGCTCGGCTCATAATTGCCGTCCTTGTCGGGGTATCGGTCAAGCGACATTCCAGGTGGAGGGTCGCCCATATCAGCATAGAAATTTTCAAAGACCTTCCAGCTATCGCACACCTGGATTCCCCTGCCACCGTAGTTATGGAAGGCAACGTTCGATGGATCATGACAGCGGCGCATCATGTTCCCCCATATCCAGTAAATCGACGTTCCGGATTTCCCATGCTTGACCTTGTTCTTGCACCCGCAACTTTCCTGACCAGCTTTGAGCGAATCACTTCTCACCAAAATCCGCTTTCCGCAGCGGCATAGACACTCCCATTTTGTGGCGGAATGCCGCTTCTCGCCCTCATCGATCTGCAGCACGAGAAGGTCGCCGAATTGCTGTCCGCGAAGGTCTTTGATTTTTGGTCCTTTCGTCATCCCTGCTCCTTAATGAGGAACGAACTTTGTCGAGTTATGGCAAGAACACGGTCACCTGAGGAAAGTATTTCAGCCTCAGCAATCTTCGCCCGCGCTTCGTCGACCATCGGACCCCAGCGCTGCACAAATTCGCGCGCGCTCACCAGATCGCACTCGCGGCATTGGCAGGCCCACTTGATTCCGTGACTGCATGTTTCGCCTAGCATTGACCTTGCTCCTTGCTAATCTCTTCCTCAATCTCACGATCGATGCTACGGAGTTTTCGCGCGCATTCGCTTTCCACCTCATAGCGGAGCGCCCGGAGTGCCAATAGCTTCGTGCTGTAGAGCCAGCGCGCGCCCTGCGAGGTGGTGCGATCCGTCTGACCTCGACCGTGGTGTATGGAACTTGAACACGCCGGCTCGATGCGCCCATAAGACATTCCGCCGACGTGCAGAAAACCCGTGGAGAGTTCATTCCCCTTCGGCGGCGCAATATCTGGTGCTACAGGTGCCGTACGCCTCAGTGCGCATTCAGTCAATGCAGCTTCAAGCGCTTCACGCTCTTTCTTGTTCATTGCCATTTCTTCGGCTCCCTATTGCATAAAATCCTCACCATCAAAGCGCACCTCACAGGCTGATTCGGAAAGCGCTTCCAGAGCCAGTCGATCATTCTTTCGGCTTCGGTCATTTCGCCGCCTCAATAGCGCGCCTGCATTTAGCCGCACCCTCTGCGCCTGCCGGGTCATCCACAAGCAAGACCTCAACGGCGAGGCAATGTGCGACACATTCGGCGATCGCCGTTTCGCGGACTTCTTTGGCGAACGAGGCAAGGTCGATAAGCCATTCCTCGTGGCGGGCGTAGTGCTTCATTGCGAGGCGGGCCAGGTCGTGGTCGGTCATTTCACACCCCATGCGTTCTTCGTGGTTTCAACCATTCGTTGTGCTGCTGCTTCAATCAAGTCTTCACCGTTCGCTAAAGTCCGTACATGCGCTGCCGATATAGGAATTCTCATCGCTTCATGTTTCCGTGCGATGAGATCTCTCAGCAGTGTGTTTGCCCCGTCCTCACTGAGGTTCGGGGATTTTTTTGCGCTCGGCTTCTGGCTGAGCGGCGGTAAGCTTGGCGACCTCGCCTGGATTCGCGATTCGCCACTCCTGCCAGCTTGAATCGGTCAACTTCCACTCGATCCATTCCGGGTGGTCCGGCTTCGCCGGGAACGGTGGCACATATGACGCGTCGTTCGTAATAGACGCGCAGCGCTCGCACTGGCCGCCCGGCAGGTGCGCATGGCAGAAGTACAGACCGCAACCATCTTCGCCGCCGTATGGCTCCTGATTCGCGCATACGTACGCTAGTCCGCGGTCGATCTTTGCGTTGCACTCCGGGTGGTCGCACGTCGCTGGCACGCCGTATCCGATGTCGCGATTCCAGTTGCTGTCAAATCCGATGCTCCAGCCCATCACGCACCCCCTTGCTGTTGAGACATTGCTACCGGCGGTGCGGGCAGCGGCTGCCAGTGAGTTACTGGATGAATGCCATTGAAAACGCCATTCCCGAAATAGCATCGGCAGTCGATGTTTGGATCGCATGCCGGCAGAAGATGTGCATCCGGTCGGAACACCAACACCACCTGCCGCTCTTCCGGCAGCCGCTCCTCGACGCTGATCCACGCATCCCGCCCGTCTCCCTTCTCAAGAGCGGCGGCGGGAGCGGTGTATCCGATCTGCTCGTATGCCTTGGCAATGACCTCGTGTGCCTTACCGCGAGCCTTGGAATCAGCCAGGGTCGAAGGCGTTTTTGTGAAGTGCTTCACCATCATTTGCAGTGTTTCGAGAAGGTCTCCGGTCAAGGCATCCCCTGATTGCGCGGACTGTTGCGGGGCGGCGTTGACATTTCGCAGTTCGGCGATGATTTGCCGGGCCGCGTCGGCATGGTGATCTGACGCGCCAGTGTTATCGCCACCGCGCGCTTGTGTCTCCCATTGCTCAGCAAATTCCTCGCAAATATTGATGGCGACCTTCATGATTGGCGACTCACTCAGACTTGGCATATTCGGCCCCATTGACGATGATGATCTCGTTGACGAAGCCGCGAAGGGCGTCGAGTCGAGGATTGCCGAGGTCGTATTTGCCAGCAATCTCGCAAATCTTCTCGGTGCTTATGGCGATCGCCACCGCCTCTTTCCCTGCTGCCGCGAGTAGAGCGTCGCGCTCCGCTTCCAGTTCGACAATACGGCCGCGAGCTGTCGCCAAATCCCCCGCCGCAGCATTACCAATTCGCGTCGCCATAGCATGACGCTCCCATGCCGTAGAAGCGTCTTGCCGGGCTGCCGCGAGGGAGTTCAGTAGAGCGTCGCGCTCGGACTCAAGGGCGGTGAGGCGGGCGGTGAGCCGTTCGTTTTCCTCGGTTAGCATGGCGTTTGCCTGTCGCTCCGAAGCGAGCACTTCGGGGGACGACTCGGCGTACGCCTTCTCCGCCAACCCTTGACGAATCGACGCGTCACGGATCGTCGCGTCGGCGAGAGACCGGGCGGCGTTAGCCTGCTTGCGAATCGCTGCTTCCAACTCGGCAATGCGGGCGGCTTGCGCGGCCGTGACTGACTCAAGGCCCTGTACATATTTGACAAGTGCCAATGCAGCTTGCGCATGAACTGTCGCGTCGATGAAGGCGACGCTGAGTTCTCGCATTGCGTACTCTACTTGGTCAGGCCGCTTAATCAGGTCTTCAACCATTATTTGTCTCCTTGGCGAGGGCGTCAGCGTCCTCTCGGTATTTGAGCCAGAGCGCGTCGCCAGTGCCGAGGCAATATCTGCAACTGGCACGAGGCAAGTGAGTTCGGTCGTCGCATCGATCCCCGTTGCAGCAGTGGTCGCATCTGTCGCCGCCCCAAGTCCGCCAGCCCTGAAGCGGTTTCCGGTCGTTGCTCACGATTTCCCTCCGCTCACAGGTTGCGCGGCGAGAAGGGCGCGATTCTCCTCGTATTTGGCATAAAGTGCTGCGACATCGCGCAGGGCGGGAGTGTCGTAGTCGGGGTGCAAATCGTCGCCTTCCTTCCAATGCCCAAGCGCTGCCGTGCAGATTCCGGCCATCTGCATGCGATATTGATCGATGTCCGTCAGCGCCACCTGTGTCTGTGCTGGTTGCGGGGTAGCGTAGAGCGGTGCTGCGACATAACCGGTCACGATTCGGGCTTTTTCGATGTGCGCCAATTCTTTAGGGTAGACCAAGCTACGGTTCCCGTTTGTGTAAGTCATGTCATACGCCGCTGGCTCCGCTGCCACCTTTTCGGCGGTGAGAGCGGCGCGGGCCATCCATCCGGACAGCGCAGCTTCTGCTAATCTTGTGCGCTCGTAAGCATCTGCTGTGCGCTCCATATAAGTTCCAATGTAGCGTGTTAAGTACCGGCCTTTTGCCCACGCCTCAAACGCTTCCCGCTCCCCAATCGCCCCATTTTCGGCGAGAGCGGCAAACTTGGACTTTCCAGAGCCATCGCAAGCAAAGCAGCGCTGGCCCGGCATGCCAATCTGGCCTACGCCTTTGCATAGCTCGCACGGCGCCACATTGGCGGCGTCCTCACCGCTCGGCGAAGTGTGATTTGTCGTGTTCATTTGCTGTCCTTTGCGCGGGCTGCGTTCAGCGCATGCAACGTGTCAAGCACGCCAAGCTTTGTGAAAAACACGTAGGTGTCTATAACCATTTCTTCTGTCAGCGGTTTGCGTCCGCACTCGACTGCTGAAAGCGTCGCTGGCGTGCTCGACAATGCCTTCGCCATGTCATACAGCGTCGTGTCGGCAACAATGCGTAGTGCACGCACAAGCAACCCGAATGAGGTCAGCGGAGACTTGAACATTTCCGGCAACGTCGCCGCCTCGTCTGCTCGCTCGCTGGCGCTTCGTTTGCCTTCTTCAATACCAAGCTCGAAAGCGTTAGAGAATTCGCGCTTACCGGCGTTGAAACCCTTGACGTATTCGAGATGATGCCCGCTTGAATGCGTCGGAGCGGCTTCTTGCTCGGCGTCACCGCACGATTGCGCGGGAGCGGTGGATGCGGCGATAGCCTCGCGCAGAGCGGTTTTCATATCGAAATGATCGACGGCCTCGCCAACAGGGCAGGCTGCATCGACCATAGCGTCGGTCGGCTCAACCGGCACCAGCTTCCACCCTTCTGGCACGGCAGGCTTACTTGCAAGCAGGGCGCGGCGGTTCCAATCTTTTGTGCTGCCTGCGCCATCTTCGCGAAGTCGTGTGCTTGCGCCACACTCGACGCATTCAAGCCAGTTATCGCCAATGCCGTTTCCCTTTAGTTCTGGCGACGTGGTGCATCCGCAGAACGGGCACGGCTTCAGTTGTTCGTCCGTCATAGCCTCTCCAGCGATCTTTGTAGTGGTGGTATTCATGGGTTCCTTGCGGGTGGTTGACGTCTTCTCCGCCGCTAAACAGCGGAGATTCCTACTGCTAGCGATGCACGCCCGCATCGGAGAATGTTGCGTGCTGCATTCACGTCTCGGTCATGAACCGTTCCGCAGTCGCTGCACGTCCATTCTCTTATTCCAAGGCCTGCGATACCTTTCGGACGCGAGTCGGGCAAAGCACCACAACTCGAACAGGTTTGGGATGAAAACGCTTCGTTGACTTCCTCGAACACCACACAATGCCTGATGGCTTTGTACTTGAGTTGTGTCCGGAACGCGGTCCACGCGGCATCGTGTACGGACTTGGCCATACTCGTTTTTGCCAGCGACTTCGCGTTCACGTTGCCTACGAAGATTGCTGCATGTTTCTTGACCAGCGCGGTCGTTTCCTTGTGGATAGCGTCCTTGCGCTGATTTTTGATCTTGGCGTGGATAGCCTTGACGCGGCGCTTCTTGTTCGCTCGCTGCGCCATGCCGAGCACCTTCTCTGATTGCCGATACCAGCGTGGCATATCGAATGCCGTGCCGTCGCTGTAGGTCGCCATTGTCTTGATGCCTAGATCGATGCCGATCGACGTTGCGCCGTCCGGGACATGCTTTTCCTCAATCTTCACCTTGACGGCGATATTGATATACCAACGCCCGCGTGAGTCCTCATTGAACGAGCCGCTGCACAGTTCGTACTTCGAGAGACCATATGAGTCCCACAGTCCGATCTTGAGACCATTGAAGTGGAGTTGCCCGGCCTGGTGTTTGATGTGTGCGCCCTTGAACGGCACCCATCCGAGCGAGTATTTCGGCGACTTGCGATTGCTCGCGCGCCAATTTAGCTTCTGACGCTTGAACTGCTTTAGGCGAGTTGCGAATTCCTTGCATACCTCCTGAACCGTTCCCGATCCCACTGCGACGCCTTCACACTTGCTGAATCCAGCCGTTAGGGCGCACAGATCAAATCCACTCAACCAAATCTTCGGACGATTGCAATATCGCTTCAGGCTGCGGTACTGCGTTTCGTTGCAAAAGTTCCAAACCATATTGACGTCTCGAGCCATCGCAAGCATCGCTTTCGCATGCTTGTCTTTGATTCTCAGCTTCAGAGTCTTTACGGTTTCCATGTCTTTCCGAACAGTTGTAAAAAACGGGCGCTGACCTAGCCGCCCTAAGCACGCCGCGCTGTCTGCGCGGTTCGGGGGTAGTCAAAAAAAGGCCCGACCGAAGCCGGGCCAACACAACGCCCATGGACTGGGGACCGACAAGTCCATGGATCAACGCTAGGGGCGCGCCCCGTCACCCGCTTACAGCGAGATCGCCGTTTGGTACATCGCTTGGAGTGAAGGGGCGCGTGAGGGTTAGGCGGCCCGGCGCTCAAGTTGCTGGATCATTGCTTCGACTTCCGCATTGAATTGCAGCAAACCGGCGAGCAACTTGGCGATGTACTCTTCATCGCGCTCGATGCGCTGCACGTAAAGCCGTAGACTTTCTTTCTGGCGGGGATCGTAGGAAATGAAATCCCACCACTGCCGACCAGTGACCAGCATCGCGCCCTGAACCTGTGGCCGATGTTCTTCCGGCATCCCGGTCAGGATCGTCTTGATATGCACCTGTTCATCATGCGGGCACTTCATTTCAATCCCGCCGGGCGTTCCTACCAATCCGTCAGGCGAGCACCCGATGAAATCGAACTGCGGATGCACGATAAAGCCGCTCTCCACGACGATGTTTCCGGTTTCAAGCTCGTATGCCTCGCGGGCGAATGCTTCGACGTCCGTCCCCCACTGAAGCGACTTGCTGCCAATCTCGTGGCGAGGAATGCCGGCAGTGCGCTCAAATGCAATCGTCCGCATGTAGGTGTCTCGCGCCGCGGTCGATTCGGGCAACTTCGGCTGGCCCTTTCGCGGCCCCGATTTCCACACGGCGCCGGGTTCGACCTCAGTCACGGCTATGGCGTCGATGAAGCATGAGGCGGTTATGCGCCCTGCCCGCTGATCCCTCCATGCATCCGACCGTTGTTCAATTTCACTCATTCTCAATTACCTCCTTCGCAGAAACATCCTCGGCGCCGGCAATTGCCTTCAGGCGGTTTAGCTCATCAATGCCGATGGCTTTGCGGTCGATCGACTCCAGCTTGTCGCCATTGGGAAGAGCTCCGCCAGCCCACGCCTTAGCCAGCGCATCTTGGCCGCCTTCCTTCGCGATGAACTCCAGTTCGCCAATAAGCACGCTGTGACGCTCCGTGCGCTCCGCAGTCGGTCGTGCCGCCTCAGCGGTCTGCGTTGGTGTTTTGCGGACTTCGTTGACCGGGCCCATATCGACAATGCGCTCCGCTTCGTCCTGGTCATAGATGCCGACATAGCCGAATGCCAGGCGGGAGCACTGGATCATCGCCTTGTGTCGCAACATGCGTTTCGGATGCGATGTCCACGGCTGCGTGCCGCGCTTGCATTCCTCGAGATATTCCGTGACCTTGATCGGGTGCGAGCGGTCCTTTCGGTAGATGATGCAGGTGCACTGCTTATCGTCCTGCTCAAAATCCATGCCGTCGAACTGCGCGTTTTCGTTGATGATCCGAGCCCAGCCGTCCACGCCGACAACCGGGATGATTCCGTTGTTCTTGTCGGGGAAAGCGTAGATTTCTTTCGTCCACGGGTTCAGCCCGTACTGCGTCGCGACAACCAGCAGCGCACTCATCTGGGCGTCGCTAACTTGCCCCTTGAACGCGGTTGCCTTCAGGATGTCCAGAACCTCGGGGTTGGCTTCGAGCCCAAAGCGTTGCGCTAGCTTTGCGGCCAGCGTGGTTGTCATGCTGCTCGCCGCTACGATGTTATTTGCCATGATTTCTCCGTTGCCCGAGACTCCGCCGGGCGTTGTGGGTTTGTTAAGCTGCGTGCAATTCGCCCGCGCGTATTTTGTCGGCCAACTTGGAAAGCCACCTACCGGCGTCACTCTCTGAAACGCCGAATTTACGGACCACGACAGCGACCATCTCCGCCGGAGGGGGTGGTTGCATATCGTCTCGTCGACCGGCAACCCGAAACTTCACTCCCTCAATCTCCGTGGCGCCATGCCGTTTAATCGCCCTTTGGACGACTGAGTATTCCAGTCCGTAGCGGCGCGCAAACTCTGCCATCGTCATAACGGCATCAATCGTCACCAGCATGACATTCGATCGAACGTTATTCACTTGCTCAAGTTGAGTCGCCCATCGGCAATTGATTGGCTCGTAATTACCGTTCACATCATTGCGCTCGATCGTGTATCCGGGAGGAGGCTCCCCCATGTCGCCTAAAAAGGCAGCGAAATCCTGCCTCCACGCTTCGCAGATTGAAATTCCTCTGCCGCCATAGTTCGGATATCCCGGTTCTTGTGGCGAATAGCATCGCTTTATCATGCCGCGCCATATGTTGTAGGCCCTAGTCTTCCTCTGCCTCGTTGAAGATCCGTGTTTCGTATTGGCCGCAATTCTCGCCTCCCTAGAGTGGCATCCGCACGACATGGAATGTCCGCTGACCAAATCGTTGCCCGTCACTAAGCTTTCTGATCCGCATACACACCTGCACAACCACCGACGCCTTGATCCGGTATTGTCTATTGACAAAGCCGTCCATCGATTGAACACGTCCCCACGAGATATCGGTAAAGTCTTCAAGCTGCTTTCCTCTGTTGTTCTTGCCATGCTGCAAACCGGGCTTCGTACACCTCGAAATACCCCGCGAACGTTTCGCGCAACTTGGCTTTGTTGACTGGATCGGCCATCAGATAGCAATGGGCGAGCGCTTTAATGAATGAGCCGCCCTGCTTCTCCATAACGTGGAGGGCGTTCTCGAAGTGGGTCATGACTGGACTCCGTCAGCTTTCGCTAATGCGGCGCGTGCGACTTTCAGCGCCTCGTTTCGGTCGTGCGCCCAAGGTTCGGCGTAGTAGTAGATCGGAAACACCCGGACGAATTCTTTCGTCAAACCGTCAAGCGCCTCGCGCAAATCGAAGTAGCCCATCGCCGCAAGGAAGTCGCGCAGTTGATACGGATCGAGTGTTTCACCCCAACTGCACTCTGCCGGCAATGCATCGCACATTCGGGTAAGTTCGTCTGCGGTCATTTTTGTATCGCTCATATCCCACCCGCCCGAAGCGCCACACAAATCCACCAGAAGGCGCCAATGGCAATCCCACAGCCAATCGCATACAGCCAACCGCGAGACTCGCTTTTGCGCTCGACCTTCCATGTGCTGTAAGGGCCAAACGCGTCATTGAGAGAACGCGGTGTGCGGTAATGCGTATGCTGAATGTCACGAGAGAAGTTCACGCTGCCCCCACAATCTGTTTAACAACAAGACCAGCAATAGCCGCAATAGAGCCCGCCACGCTCCACATGAGAATCTCCGCTTTGACCTGGCGCTGCTCGGCGGATAACTTGTCGCGGGCGGTGTCGGAAATCGTCACGACGACGTCTTCTGTTTCAAAGTAAGTCATGCTCATGCAGCACCTCGATTGGTTTCTCGCACTCGAATCTTCTCCATCACCGACATGTGTCCAGCCTGGCTGTTGCACTTGCGATGCGCGAGCACCAGATTGCTTAGGTGATTTGGTCCCCCGTGAGCCACCGGGACTAGGTGCTCAAGACTCCGATCGTCCTCGCCGGTATCCGACCCACAGTAGAAGCAGCCGGCCCCATCACGCTTGATTAGCGCATTGAACATTGGCAAAGTCTTGTCGCGGCCCGTCTGGCGCTTCTTTGGTGCCGGAGCGCCGCGCCATGCTGCGTTCTTTTCGAAGGCAGTCCACGCGGTAATGCTCTCGCCTGTCGGTGTTATGCCGCCCTTGGCATTGCAATAGACGACTGACGTACCGCGCGACGTCTTGAAGCGGAGTAGCTCCCACTCATTCGTAGGCTGCAAAACTTGTGCGCCCCTCTCGGTCAAGAACGCCTCAAACTTCGCGCGGCGGCTGGTGAACTGGGCGAGCGTCCTCATCGCCCCACCTCAACCTCATCCCAAACCCGAACGTGCCGCATGGGCAACGAG